ATGGTTGAGCTGGACCCGGACCTAAGCGGTATGATCAAGGTCTACCGTGACGCGCTTGAGTACAGCGAACGCGGATCCATTTACAAGGTTCTGTCATCTGAAGCTTTCACTAAGGAAGGTCTGAACCCTTCCGTAGTAGTCTACGACGAGCTTCACGCCGCACCGACCGACGAGCTTTACAACGTTATGGTGCAAGCGTTCGGAGCCCGTAAGGACCCGTTGCTGATCATTATTACCACGGCTGGCGTTAAGAGTGACCAGACCGGCGGGGACTCGATCTGTTACCGGCGTTATCAGTACGGCGAGAAGATTGTCAGCGGTGAGATCGAGGATGACACCTTCTTCATGTGCTGGTACGGTGCCCCTAAGGGCGCTGACCACAAGGACCCGATGGTCTGGGAAAAGTCTAACCCCGGCTATGGTGACCTGATTGACCCGGAAGATTTCTCTTCCGTTGTGAAGAAAGTCCACGAAAACGAGTTCAGGACCAAGAGACTTAACCAGTGGGTATCGCAAGCGAAAGCATGGCTACCGGCTGGAGCCTGGGAGAGCTGCCGTGATTCTGATCGTCCGTTCGTACAGCCCCGGAAAGGTGTTGTACTTGGGTTTGATGGTTCTAAGTCGGGAGACTGCACTGCACTTGTAGCGGTTACCGTAGAGGCAGAGCCGAAGATCAAGGTAGTTGGCCTGTGGGAGAAGCCGGACGGCGTAAAGAACTGGAGAGTGCCGAGGGGCACGGTCAAGGATGCTATCCGACAAGCTTGCCGTGACTACCGGGTACGGGAAATAGCATGGGACGAGTTCCTGTGGCTTGACGCAGCGGAAGATCTCGAAGATGAGGGACTTCCGGTTGTTGTGTTTCCGCAGACGCTTGGCCGCATGGGACCTGCCACACAGCGTTTCTACGAGATGGTCACGAACCAGAAACTCGTCCATGACGGTGACGCGAGACTTACCCGGCACCTGGAGAACGCTCAGCTCAAGACCGACTCCCGTGGTTCCCGCCTGATGAAGGACGCGAGAGAATCCCCGCGAAAGATCGACCTTGCTGTGGCCTCAGTTATGGCCGTTGACCGTGCTGGTTACTGGCTAACCCAGGAAATTTTTGACGAACCCGTCTATACCTGGAAAGACGATGATGGGGAAGAGCACTCAAAGCCGGTCAGTCAGATCGGGTTTGTCTATTGAGAGCCGCAGTCCTGTACTGGCTCTATCACGAAAGAGGCGCAATGTCTGATACACGTCCAGTACCACCATTGCCTGATGGCGATGACGAGCTGACCTGGAAAGAGAAACTTACCGTCCACAAAGCGAAGCTAGCTATTGGATGGGCCAGCCGCAAGAACCTGAGAATGACATTGCTCCAGACCGCTGGTGCGGGTATGGCTCTGGTAGGAATTGCGCTTCTGTTCTCCGCACCGGTAGCCCTCATTGTCGGGGGAATTGGAGCCATCGTGGTGGCAGAAAGGCAGTAATCCATGACGCTGTTCAATGCTCGCAGCAACAGCGGCGTTATGGAGCGTCGTGGGTTTGGCGGAACATCCAACCCGTTCGAGAACCCCGCAGTACCGCTAAGCTCTCTTGGCCTGGACGATGTGTTTGCAGGTATGACCACCACTGATTCGGGTGAGTCTGTTACTCCCGGTAACTCCGTTATTCTTCCGACCGTTTACCGCTGTATCGGCCTGCTGACCACCATTATCGCCGGTTGCCCGATCCGCACTTACCGCGACCCTGGCAAGGTGGAAGTGTTCCCGGCCATTCTGGACCGGGGGAACAATATGATGGCCTACACGCAGTACGAGCTGTGGGAGCTGGTAGTTGCTCACCTTTGCCTATGGGGAAACGCATATATCCGAAAGATCCGCAACCCGGACACGGACCTGATCGTTGACCTCCAGCCGATTCATCCCGAGCGTGTTCTGGTCAAGCGTGACAAGGATGGCAATAAGATCTTCGAGGTCAAGCGAACGGACCCGGAAACCCTTCAGTTGCAGTCCGCTCAGCCGATGATTTTTACCGACTACGAGATCATGCATATCCCTGGTTTCGGTTATGACGGCCTTAAAGGGCTGAGCCCGATCCAGCTCGCGGCCCGGACTATCGGTACAGCTATGGCCGGTGACAAACTGGCTGCCAGATTCTTCAGCAAGGGATCCATTCTCAGCGGTATCGTCAAGGTCAAGGCCCCGCTTGCCAGCCAGTCTCAGGCCGACGCTATCCGTGCTCGGTGGATTCAGCGTATGGGCGGCACAGCCAACTCAGGTGAGGTTGCCGTTATGGACGCGGCTACCGACTTCCAGGCCCTGACTATCGAACCTGACGCTATGCAGTTCCTTGAGTCACGAAGATGGCAGACCAACGAGATCGCCCGCATGTTCGGTATTCCGCCTCACCTTGTTGGTGATGTCGAAAAGTCAACTTCCTGGGGCACTGGTATCGAGACCCAGAACACCGGGTTTGTAAGTTACACAATTGCTGGCTGGACGAACAGGATTGAGCAGAGAGTTGCCCGCGAGGTAATCAACACGCGCAAGCAATACTGCGAGTTTGATCTGGACCGGCTGCTGCGAGGCAGTATGTCAGAACGATTTGCCGCCTATACACAGGGCATCTCAGCCGGATGGCTTACCAGGAATGAAGCGAGGATCAAGGAAAACATGCAGCCTATTGATGGTCTGGATGAACCAATTCTTGCCCTCAACATGGGACCGGGAGACCTGGAGCACATGATTCCCACGACAACGCAACCAGCACCATCTACTGAACCAGCCCCAGGCGTCGGGGGCACTGGCATCGGAGGAAAACAGCAATGACCATGGAATACCGATACATGCGCAAGGCTGCTCCGAGCGCTGGCGAGGACAGAAGTCTCTCGGGCCGTGCGTGGGTGTACGGCTCTCCTACCCAGATCGGCCGTGGTCCTGCGGGCTTCCGCGAGACCATTAAGGCCGGTGCCGGGAAGAAGAGCGTCAATGACGGTGATATCGTCCTTCTCGACAATCACCAGAGTCATCAGCCGCTGGCAAGAATGTCGGCTGGTACACTAGAGCTGAAAGATGGATCTAATGGCGGTGACTGGACAGCTACTGCCGTCGATACATCTTATGCCGATGACGTTCTGAAGAATGTTAGGGCTAAGAACTACGGCGGCTGCTCATTCGGGTTTGAGGTCATTAAGGACCGCTGGACCGATGACGAAGGCCGTGCTGCCTCCCCGATGAATGGCACCCGCCGTGAGATCCTGGAAATGAAGGTCCACGAGATCTCCGTCTGCACTTTCCCCGCTTATGGCGACACTTTCGTATCTTCCCGCGAGCAGATCAGGACAGCCCGGGGTATTGCGGAAGAGCGCGCTGCGGCAGCTACCTACTCAGACCTTTACACTTGCGGTGAGTGCAGCTCCCAGCAGCAGTACGGTGCTTTCTGCACTAACTGCGGCGAGTCAATGGCCCAGAAGGACATTGGTGCTTCCGGCGATTACTGCGCATCCTGCGGTGCCAAGATGGAAGATCGGGATGCACACCAGTGCACTGAACTTCGTGATCTGGACGCTGCTGAGGCTGATGCCACCAGTGAGCCGGACGAGAACGCTGAGGAACGGGACGCTGACAAGCCTTACGGCAATGTCACTTACGCTGACCCCGGCTACCAGAGTGACGGCAAGAAGCGTTACCCAGTAGATACCGAGAAGCACGCAATGGCGGCCTGGTCGTACATCAATAAGGCCAAGAATGCTGCTAAGTACACGGCGCAGCAGCTAGCCAAGATCCGGTCTAAGATCAAGTCCGCTCTGGCCAAGTTCGGTGTCAAGACCCAGGAAGCCAACATGGCTGATTGGGAAGCTCTATGTGACTTCCGTGAAATGGTTGAGGGCTACGACCCTGAAGGAGAGAACGATAACATGGACTACAGGGTCTACCCTGGCGATATCGTCGGAACTGAGGACGCTAACAACCTGGCGAGAGCTATCAAGGCCGCCTCTGACCGTGACGAGCGTGTTGCGGCTATCAACCTGGCCACAGATCTCGGCCTAGGCGATCTTCTGCCGCCGCACTGGTCAGCCAACGGTGACATTGGTGCCGGTGCTAACGAAGAGACCCAGCGCGATATGGTCACGATCTACGAGATGGCCATGAAGCTGCACCCGACCAGGGAAGCCCTGCACATCATCAACCTGGCAGAGGCATACCTGTCCAACGAGACCATCGACTCCGCCCGCGAGGCAGCGGAGGCCGAAGAGAAGAAGAAGAGGGAAGAGAGCGCACCGCTCACCGCTGAGAGGTTGCAGCAGAGCATCCGCGAGGCGCAGCAGCGCTTGAGCGAGCTTTCTGATTGACCCAGGCCGTATGACCTGACACGAGTTTTATCCCCGTAGGCACCCGCTCAGGGCCGCACAGGGGGCATGTACGGACGAGCCGCCGCTAGGCACTCGGGCCAGTCCAAGTAAACGAGGCACTGTTCCGAAAGGGAGTCTAGCATGGCTAGAGTTATGTCCGCTCGCGAGAGGCAGATCCGCGAGCAGCGTGCCGTCGTGTTCGGCGGCATGAAGGAGCTGATGGACAAGTTCAGCGAGAACGGCGAGCTGACCGGTGAGGAATCACAGGAGTATGACCGCCGTGAGCGCGAGCTTCGTTCACTCGACAAGGATCTGAAGAGGATCGTTGACTTCAATCGGCTCGAAGATGGCAAGGAGAACGCGGCTGACACCGCTGGCCAGTCTCGCGACGAGTTCGAGGGACGCAGCAAGGAAGCCCATGAGCGCGCATTCCGCAACTACCTGCGTCACGGTATTGCTGGTCTGGCGAGTGAGGATCGCCGTGCACTGACCGGTCTGGAGCAGCGTGTCACGAACGACGCGAACGCTCTTTACACGGTAGGTGGCGCGTCCAACGCTGGCTACCTGGTCCCGCAGGGCTTCTGGGCTAACCTTCAGGTTGCTCTGAAGCAGTTCGGTGGTCTGCTGAACGTGGCTAAGATCGTGGAAACCTCAACCGGTAACCCGATGCCGTGGCCGACCGTTGACCCGACCGGTATTGTCGGTAACTACGTGGGTGCTCAGGGTACTCAGCTTGGCTTCCAGGACTACGTGCTGGGCCAGGGCATGATGAACGCCTGGACGATTACGTCCAACGTTGCGCTAGCCTCTATCGAGGCAATGAACGACAGCGCCTTTGACGTTGAGACCTTCGTCCGTGAGCGTATCGGTGAGAGCATTGGCCGCTTCGTGGCTGCTGAGCTTCATACTGGTACTGGTTCTTCAGCCCTTCTGGGTCTCAAGACCGCGCTGACCGCGTATGGTATCAAGACTGGTGCGCAGGGTGGCGTTTACCAGCCGACTGCTGCCGGTACTGTTACCACTCTGGGTCACGTTGCCACTCCGGTGAACAAGCTGACCAGCGCCACTCCGGGCTTCGATGACATTATCGCTATGACCGCGAAGGTGGACCCGGCATACCGTGCTAGCGGTCGCTGCACCTGGGTCATGAACGATAACACGCAGTGGAAGATCCGTGGCATTACCGACTCACAGGGCCACCCGCTGTGGCAGCCCAACGTGCAGG